CGTAAGCCTTGATTGTCACCACTCACGCTTTCCAATTTTCGGGGGGGGATTAAAATAAATCACTTCCAGAATTTTCTAAATAATCAAAATTATTTTTCTTTTCTTGGTCAAATTTATTTTCACCATCACGGAATGTAATGCGGTTGTGTTCTTCAAGGCTTACGACTACCAGATTATCTTTATCAAAGAAGTTTTCTCTTGTCGCAAGTTCTTTGTGGTGAACGACAAACGTTCCGATGATTAACTCACCTGTGAAATAATCGCGCAACTTGTGATGTGAATCTTTCATCATCTGTTCGTGTGCAACTTCTAATCTAAGTCTTCGCCACTTCGGTGATTGATATAGATCATCAAGTTCGTTGCGTTTATCAATGTAGTTTCCCATAATTACAATTCGCTAATAAGTAATACCGGTTCGTGGGTATCATCTACGGCGTACCCAAGCTTGGCTAATGCACCAGTGACTGCCAGTGTATCGATGTACTTATGGGTAGCGCGCTTGTTAATCTGGGTAGCGATTCCAACAAGGGTTGCGATATAGGGTAGATTACGCTTTGCCCAATAGGCTACTTCCTTTTCGATATACCGTTCAGCAATAGCTGTCGCACCAATCATATTGCGCTTTTCAGCCAGCTTCTTGTTTTCATTGTACGCAGCTAACGTTTCTTCGTAGCGTGCCAACTTACTTTCGATTACTTCGTTCATAAGATTACCTCTGTCAACCACACGCCGACGAGATATTCATTCTCTTGTTCGGCTTGCTTATATTCTAAAACGTCTTTCATGCTATCAAATTGTAAAGGTGTTCCGACAAACGTCAGCATTCCTTCAAAGTCAATATATGCAATTGCATCGTCACATTCTTCTGGGTCGAATTCTTCCATCAACATCCACGCAGTGCTGCGTGTAATATCTTCATCATTCAACTCTTCCCAGTAGTGTTCTTTAATCTTTTGGTCGCTGGCTTTGATTTGCCTAATCACAACTTTTGGATAGATCATACTGATGTCACCCGTAGCCTTCCGCTTTCAATTTGCTTGTTCAAGTTCTGTGGACTGATTCCGAGCGCCTTAGCAAGCTGTGCCTTGCTTTGGAATCGGATGCCATTATACATGACTGGTTGCGCCTGGATTGGCATGTATATCACCACCTTTCGTTACAACGCGTTTATGTAAGTCGAGCTTACCTTTCGGACTAAGTTGATATATCTTGCTATCAGGTAGGTGTGAGTTACGTTGAATAGTACATCGTTTGTCCTTGTTTATATAATATCAAACTTGTTTATATAAAACAACCAAATAAAAACCGGCACGTATATCTACGTAACCGGCACAAACCATTTCTAAGGATTGATTTAATTATATCGCTTAATTACGAATTCGCCAAGCTCTAATTCATCATAGCGCTTCTTGTTCAAATCTGCCAATTTACGACGATTTGGTGTGCTATTGTTCTTGCCAATCAGCGCCAGAACCTTTCCTGTCTCAACTGCCTCTGCTACTAGCTTTCCGTCTCGGTAGATATTCAAGAACTTCGAGTGTCCACGCCCGATGCGTTCGCCAGGAACAATTCGGTCTTTTGTTCGTAGTTCAACACATTCTGGCATAGCACCTTCAAGCTTGCAGTAGTTTTCAAATTCTTTCTTATTCAAATGTAGCATCATTGCTTCTCCTTGTAATAATTTTCGTATTGTATCTTATATGATTTTCCCATTAACCATCCAGCCATAGCCAATTGCAACTTTAGCAACTTCGTTCGCTTGCTCCTTGGTTGGATAGTTTGCTGATCTAAGCAATGAACCTTCTTGGCTAAAAACGTCTAGGTGATAATGGCGTTCAACGTTTCCGGTATAAGTAGAATTGTCTCCGATCATCATATCGAATAGCTGCTTTTTTATGCGCGGCTCTTTATTCATCGCTATTGATTCAGGAAGAAACGCCAAAGCTTCATCAATTAACGGTTTTCGTTCTCGTTCGTAATTAAAGTTTGCTCCATAAAGTTTCGTTGTATCTAGTTCGTAACCATCGACCGTAAATCCTATTAGTTTGTCGATAGAAAGCAACGGCGAATTTCCCACTACAATGATTTTTAAATCTTCGTGTATGACGGTCTTTAGTTTCGTTTTTGTGAAACGCGCTTCGTCATAAATTGCCTTGTGCCGCTTATAACCTTCTGAATTTTTATCGTATACAACCATATCCTTTACAAACCTTCCCACTTCGGCTTTTCTTTAAAGTCAAATACATCAAACATAAACATTGCGTTGTAATCGTACTTAAACTCATAGTCGGCATATTCACCGTTTTCAATTTTGCTCTTGCGAATTTGCAACCTAAGCTTCTTTGTCTGTTTATCAATATCATCAATTCTACTAACAACACCCAACCACTTAGTATTCTGCAAAATGCGATCACTTTCAGCAAGATTATATTCTGGTTCATTGCTATCCTTAGCATCGCGGTTCAATTGTGAAACTTGTAGGACTGTAATTGGTAACTCCATGACCACTTTCAGTAGTTCTCGTTGAAATTTATCGTACTTCTCGCGAATTGTCGGAACCGTATCGACATCAATCAAGCTCAATTGGTCGATAACAAAGAATTCATATCCTAGTTCATAACCGCTTTTGATGTTGTTTAAAACCTTTTCAAGTTCGCCATCTCCAACCCCGTCTACTTTTAAGTTTTCTAGTTGATCTGGATTTAGGCTTCTTACAAAGCTACTATACAAATTTGCGCGTGTTTCCTCGAATGCCATGTAGTGAACCGGGATATTTTGTTCAAGTTGAGATTTAGCAATATACATTGCAATTTGAGTTTTACCAGCGTCAGGACGACCAGCTATAGTAAGGATTTGATGCTGTTTGTAGAATGCATTGTAATTGATTGCTGAAAAGATATTCCTTGTTGGCAATAGTTGAGATTCTTTATATTCTGAAATTGCAGTTTGTATTCTCTTGTTGTTATTTGCGCGTTCTTCCTGCGACAGAGCCATATGGTACCTCCCTTAGTGGCTAGATCTTGATAAATTTCCCATATGTATCGTTATAATACGCTGCATATGAGTAAAAACCTTTTCCTTTCAAGAATTGAAGATTTACTCCAAAATCTGCTTTTTGCTTTGTCACTTGAATAACTTCATTATCAACCAACTTATCGATTGCATCTTCAATGACTTCTTGAGAAACTTTGAATTTTGCTCGCGAATTAAATTGCTTGGTGATGTTACCAATTGTTCCGTTGTAAATATTGTCCTTCTTTTCCCAAAAAAGAATGTTGTTCAAGATGAAAGAAACGACGTATTTATTTGCCATGTGTATCTCCTTAATATTTTTTGCGTCTGCATGAAATGATGAAATCATTTTCAATGCAGCTAATAGTTAAGCAAACTAATAGTTTTACTAATAGTGACTAATAGTCCTACTAATAATTACTAATAAGTCAGAATGTTCGGGGTGGCCCGCCCATCTGACATCTACTATTAAAAACCAATTTTAAAAAAATAGCAAGCTTTTTCTTTTAAATTAACTTCATTTCTTGTACCGTATTTGAAACAAAATAAAAAAGCCGGCATAAACCGACTTAAAACTTATTGTACCCAAATTTGAATAGCCAACGCTTTTTGAGTTGAAATGCGCTTTTCCAATGTGAGTTTTGTGATTTGCGCGTCATCAAAATTTAGCGCCTTTTGCATCGCGTCAAGCGTACTTTTAGAAGTGTTGTCTAAATCCTTAGTGCTTCGCTTAGTGATGTTTCCGTCATCATAAAAGAAAATAACGTTCACGTGTAATTCGCGCAGTTCTGGAATCAAACCACTCACTCCGACGATTTCCTTTAGATCATATACAGTTTCATTTGTATCACCGTACAAATCAATCAACGCTTGTACGACTTCTTTTTGATAATCAGTGTAAGTCTTTGGTCTAAATGTGTTTTGAGCTAAGTTTCCCTTCTTGGTTCGATACATCGCTCCCTTGCCAACTTCATTTCCGCTTGCGAAGTCGTTAATCAATGGAATATAAGCATCAACAAGTTTCGTTCCTTGGTTTGGATTGAATAGCGTCGTTAACGATTGTTCGATACGTGCTAACGTTTTATCGCACTCGTTCATCACAACTCCTTTTTCTTATCATCAATATACTTAGTAATTTGTTCTGGCAACGGAACACCAAGCGCTGTCAGATTCTCAATAAGTGAAAGCGCTACCGTGATTGAAAAACTACCAGTAATCAGGTAATAAAGTTGTACCGCATCGTCTCTGAATGTGAACGAAAATGTAAGCACAACCATCAACATCATAGCGGCGCGTTTAATGTTTCCAGCTGTGTCAATTGTTGAGTTGATTTTCTTCGCTACGATTGCTTTCCCCCAACCAGTCATGTAGTCCGCAATGTTAAGTAGCGCAAATACCAAGAACAATGTGTTGTTCATAATGTTAGGGATTGTTTCGATTAGTTGTTGCATAACAGCTCCTTAAATTGTCGTGTTGTGTGTGATTGTGTATTCAGTAATATCTTCTTCAAGCGCTTCAATCAAAGCTTGCTTATCTTGGATTTGAATCAGCAAATCGGTCGCATAATCTAAAACCTCCTCGTGCTCAACTTCAAGCTCTTCCAATTCATTGCCAAGTAGATTTCGCATTCGAATCATTTCGTCGAATTCATACATTGTAATTGCCCATAGCCTTTCCGTTTTCAAAATAAAAAATCTTCACTTCGTTATCTTGTCCAACCATGCCATTGGCAATTTCCCACTCACTGCGCTTGCTCAATGCTGGCGTTCGGTTGATTTGAATACCGCTTTCATCACTTAATTTTGTACTGTGAACATGCCCGGTGAATACTTGAATCGCATTGCCTGTTTCCAGTTGTAACTTCACAATTTCTGGATATTGTTTCATCAAGAATGGCAGATACTTAATCTCTTTCACTTTTGACTTGTTCAACTGGCTACCGTGATAAGCAACAATAGGAGCGCCGTTTAAGTCGTGTGTAAACCAATCTCCGGCCTGTTCGATAGATAATACCCCAGCTTCGTTTAAAGCGCTCAAAACGCCATTTTCGAGGTTTAAGGCGTGGTTTCCGTTCACATGCACAATTTTGTACTTAGAAACAGAACCAGCAAGCAAACTATCAAGTTGAATTAACCATCGAGTCACGTCTGTAGTAGCTTGTTGGATATCAACTGGTGATGTAATTGTTCCTGACGTCGTTTGCCCTTGTTTATTTTCAGCCTGCAGCAAGTCGCCACCTAGAATAACTACTAACTCATTTACATTTTGATTATGAAGTCTAACCGACAAGCGCTCTAATAAGTCACTATAACGTTCGCTATCCTCAAAACCGAAATGCATGTCCGGAAGGTTAATAACTGCATCAACCGATGAATTGAAATCAGGGCGGTAGACGTTGATATTTTTAATGTCTTTTAAAGCATCTGCTAATTGATTAACATCAACACCGAAATTCTTTTTCTTAACCTCAACTCGTACGGAAGTTTGACCGCCGTATTGATTAAAATATGACTTTGAAAGCTCGAATACTTCTGGATCATACCCAGCGAAACGCAACAAATCTTCTTCATTCTTATCTTTAAGCTCAGCCCAGTCTGAACCATTGATAACATCTTTCGTTGTTTCGTTGCCTAGTTTATCGGTTACAGATAACGTCTCCCAAGTTCCTAAAGCCACGCGACTTTTATTCAATTCGCTTTGAAGATTATTCTTTTTCGCATATCGACGAACGCGCCCTCTGGCTTGTTCTTTTGTAATTCCGAAATTATTAGCAACATCATTCCACGTATGATTTAAAGCATAATCATATATTTCTTCATTCATAAATATGTAATCCTCCTTAATAATTATAACAAAAAGACCGCGATTAAGCGGTCTTTGTATTACTTGATCCAAAAAGCCGATGCAGTTCCATATGCCGTTACGATGCGTGATGTCGTATCATTATCGCGCAAGTTACGCGCCCTATATTGAACTTTCCTATCTGGTGTGAACTGAATTTCTAGCACAAAAGGGCTGTTCGTCGTTATGTTTGCAAGGCCAGAATTAAACGGAATAGAAACTTCGGTAGCAACTCTTGGTGCAGTAATAGAAGATGAGAAACTTCCATGAGTAATCCAACTTGGTAATCCTGCAGAAGCCGTAACTCCAACATTCCCATCTAACAGCACTTGTACACCGAATTGCGTCTCTACAAAAGTTATCGTCATCGTTGAAAAATTATAAGTAGCACGTGCAAGTTGCGTTTGAGATGCAGTGCCGCTAAATGATGCATTTCCTAATACAGCCAAATCCGAAATGCTTCTAGAATTTTCCGTTTGATAATTTCCGTCTAGTTTATAAACTAGAGTGTTTGCGCTAGGTTCAGGTTGAGTTGAACTTATAACAATCGATGATTGATTATCAACGAAAGCATATGTGCCATCCTCGATTGTTCCTGTGAATGAGTTTTGCTTAGTTAAATCGATAACCAAATATGCGTCGGCGTCCGTAGAACCAGCATCCCATGAATAAACGGTTTGTTCTGTCAATTCAAAAAGACGACCGCCAAACTTACCAAAACCCTTAGAAAGGGTAATTGTCTTATTAATTGAATTCTTGGTAGGAATAAACCCTTTGCCGTCTGTTGCGATTCCTGCTACATTAGGAATTGTATTGCCGATAGCGAATTCTGAACTTGTTTGAAGTGCCAAATCAAGCGTATATGCTTTTAAAGCCATGTTAATCTCCTCTATTTTTTAATATCAATCAGTTGTGAAATAATAAACTTCATTGTAGATCTAGCGTATCCTAATTTTGGTTTAAATACACCATTCTCGAAGTCTATTTCATATCCAGTCAAAGCGGTATTGTATTGAATGCCGTTGTCGTAAACGATCCACCTACCGCCTATCCAAACGTTGTCAAATATACTTGTTTTTTTGTTAACGACAAACTGGTTATTTGCAGTCCCGTCACCTTTGACTTCAAAAGAGTTGATCAAGAAGTTATTGTCCATATCCATCGCGAACGAAATATCAAAGTCTCCTACGAAAGCGGCTAGATTATTGTTGGCATATGAATTTCTCGTAGCAGCGTTATCGAATCCGTCCGTCGACTTAACCATTTCTATTTTGGTTTTAGAAGGAAGAATGATTTGTGGGTCTGCATTATTTGTCGTAATGCGTCCGTCATACGTTCTGAAATACCAGTATGTAGAATATCCAGCCCAAGACGTACCATTCCAATTTGCAACGACAAGCATTAACGCATTCGGTTCCATTATATCGAATCTGTGATTATTTAAAACAAAATCAGAAATAGACTCGTCTTTCGAATTAACGGAAATCGGTAATATATTATCGCTGTAATTGAAGCGTGATGTATTATCGCTCATACCGAATATATTTTCAGCAATGAGTGAAAGTCTATAGGTTCCGTCAGGTTGCTTTATTATTTTATCTGGTCTAAGCAATGCGTTAGAGCGTTTATAAATTGTATCGATTATATCAAGTCTTGTTACTCCGACGTAAGTTTCAAACGGATCTTCATTTTCGTCATTGACATTAACGGACGCTTTCTTGCTTGGGTCATATTTATCAACAGACTTCCCGTTAGAAATCGACATAGGAGTAATAGTTAGGCCTTTTTTAGCAACCAAAAATTCTATTTGGGCTTCTTTTCTGGAACCATAATCGTCATTAACAAACGACACTAATAAACTCTCCCAATCTGTAATAGACAATGCGCTTCTATTGTCGCTAAATGTGTTCGCGATGAATAGGGTGCTAATAAGCGCGCCACGCCAATCGGTTAGAAAAACTTTTGTTATATCGTCTGAATCGTAATCGGTCACATATCCAGCGTAAATGACTTTGTTATCGCTAATGATAACACCCCAATCAGACGCTTTAACGTTAGAGAAGCCTAGATTTGTCTCAATATAAATTTCACTTTGTGACGTTTCTAAATAATCATAAGAAATCGTACTCCCTTCTTTTTCAATGATATTAAAACCGTCCTTGAATGCCATTGTAGATCTATCAAAAAACAAAATTCTCATTACTGCACCTCGTTAAAGTCAAGCGCACGAATAGATCGTATGATTCCGTTACTAATTGAAAATGAATTCTTTACACCATTGTCGAATCTAAAAAATGGGTCTTTCGTTACATCGTCAATATACGGAGTTAGTTTCGTCGTTGAACCATCTTCATATCTTAAATATAGACCGCGCTTCAATGGTTGTGTATTGAATACAATTTCGTAATTTTTATTAAGCAGCACCGCCGGTATCTTAAGCTCAAACGACGATTGCGTCTTCCCGACTTTTGAGAAACCAATAACAGCATAACTACCAACAATATTTAAATTGTAAATAACAACTTCGAATGGCGTCCCACTATTTGAGAAGTTCAGCGATGAATCTAAATACGAAAAATTAGTGTCGTTAAATCCGCTATACGTATTGTTGAATAGAATAGATGTATTGTCGATGTTGAACACAATCCCGTTTCTATTAGCCTTGAAAACAACTCCCAACAAACCGTTTGTGTAACCGTTTGGGTTTCCAGACCAGCTATCGAAAGCAATATCAGAGAACCAACTTGTGTTCTTGCTGAATGAATACTCTTGAACCAACGCGTTTGACTTGTTGATGTTTGTTAATTGCTTGCTCTTGAAGTTGACGCTTATTTTGCGTGTTTTGCCATTGTCAACACGCTCTATGAATAAATCATCAGAACCAATGATAAAGCGGTCTAGCTCTTCAAATCTCTCTTTAGGGTTCATGCTAGTTTTATTCAACGCGATTATGCGCATTGTCAAATCATCTGATAAATCATTATTTACTTTGTTAACTCGTGAAAAACCTTCAATTGAGTTGCGTGTTTCATTCATAACTATTCCGAAGTTTTCCCAGTCGTTATCCCAAACTCCGATTTCTGGTGTATTCAAGTCGAAACGTTCTTCACGTTCGTTTAGCAGGTTAATTTTGTAACGTTGCATAGTACACCTCCTTTAACTCTAATTATAGCAAAAAAGACGGGTTTCCCCGCCTTGTGATTAGCTATATACAACTTGCGACGCAATCTTTTGTACGATTTGTTTTGCCATGTTATCAGTGATATTAGTATCTGAATTGTTTTCAATCGTAATATTTTCGATATTAAGCGAATTGCTTTGTGAACGTTGCGCTTGTTGACCGTTTGACACAACGCTTGGAATAACTTCCGGCGACAGCGTACCAGCTGGCAACCCTTCGAAAGCACGAACTGATGCATTAGATATTTCTTTGGCATCTTCCTTGAATTGATCTAGGTCGCTCAACATACCAACAGAAATACCTTCAGTCATATAACGCCCGACTTCATCGCGGAACACACGAGAAGGCGAGTGGATTCCAAGTTTCTTCTTAGCTGCATCAAGCGCTGAACCAACAGCATCTTTAGCCGCAGTAATCAAGCCACCCACAGCACCACCAATACCACCGATAATTCCATCAATAATATTCTTACCGATGGACGATACATTACCGATTGCACTAGTAATAGATCCTACAACACCGGAGAAAGCACCTCCAATACGACTGGCAATATTTCCGATTGCCCCCATGATGTTACCAGGCATAGAAACGAACCAGTTGATAATGCTTCCTACGGTTCCTCCGATGGCGTTTCCTAACGAACTGAATGCCGATCCAATACCACTGAATGCCGATCCGAGTGAGCTAAATAGTGAGCGACCATAATTCATGATACTTCCGAACATTGAACTAATTCCAGAACCGATGGAAGAAACGACGCTCCCTAGCGCAGAGAAAATACCGCTGAAAGCGGTTGTAGAACCCATGAGCTCCCCGATGAAACCTGCGATTGTTGTGAAAATAGGTGCCAGCCAATTGAATACAGCACCAACAGCTTGTACAACTGGTGTCAAAGCCCCGATGACAGTCGCTCCTACGTTAAACGCGGTTGTGAGTGCCTGCATAACGCCAGATACAAAACCGCCGAGGAACGCACCTAAAATATTGAATGCCGGCGTCAGCATATCAGCAATTACAGATACAATCGGCTGCGCTGCGTTCCACAGGTTAGTGAAAGCATTCAGAAGCGGCTGGATAGTGGGAACAACATATCCCAAGAAGGTTTGAAACCCACTTTGAATAGCTGGTATGATTGCTGTCGCTAGGTCAACCAATCCGGAGAAATCCAATCCGTTTACAAAATCCATAAATGCCGTAGCGATATTAGAAATCATACCTTGGAAATCAGTAAACGACGGCACCAAGGTAGAAACTTGCTCACCAATCGTTGTAAATGCTCCCGTCAATGCGCTTGTATCAACATAGCTGAAGATTGTATTAATCATTTCTCCAAGTGATTGAAAGTTAGAAATAATTGCATCGAAGTTGATTGATGACACGAAGTTAGCTATACCATCACCAACACTTTGGATACCTTCGGTAATCAAAGGCATAACTTTTTCAACAATCGGTAGCAATGCACTTGAAATAGAACCACCAGCTGCGCCAATAGCACCGCTCAATGTAGATGCAGATTTAGCTTGGTCTTGCAAAGCTGGGTTATTACCAACGTCTCGAATAGCGGCATTGAACTCTTCGGCGCTAATTTCACCGTTAGACAACGCATCAGAGAATGAACCTTGGAACGCTCCGGCTTTTTCCATAGAAGCTTGCAGGGCATCAACGATGTCTTTACCCATATATTGCTTCATGACCTTGTAATCCTCGTTCATTAGCTTTCCGGCCGTTTGAACTTGTGCTAATTGAGGCAACAAGGCTTTCATTGCTTCTCCAGGGTCTGCGGCAGCTTGTGTTACACCACCAAGACCTGAAATAAGTTGTTGTGAAGCTTTAGATCCATCAAGTCCCATTTGTGTCCAAGCTTGCGTAATATCGGCAGCGCTGAACTCAGTAGCAGCTGAATAGTCTTGGATAAACTTCTTGGCGCTTTCGAATTGCTTTTTGGAGCGTCCAGCGAAATCAAACGTCGCTTGTAAACCTTGAAAGTTTTCATACGCAGAGACAGCTTCTTTTAGACCGTCAGCAAGCAACTTACCAATACCGGCACCAGCTACAGCACCGGCGGCTGCGACTGCTGCGATTCCGATTTTTCCAAGTCCAGTCACAACTGAACTAATTGCGCTTCCGCCTGTATTGGCCAAGTCAACGAAAGGGTTTTTGGCATTCGCTACTTCGGAAGAATCAACACTCAGTTTCATTTTCTTAGTTGCGTCCATTTCAGCAGATAGCTTAGTAACTTCCGCATCTGCTTTCATAATTTCGTTTGAAAGTTTCTGTGCCTTGACTGAATTTGCGTCGAAACCAGGAGAACCCTTTAACTCTGTCAATTCCTGGTTCAAACTATCAGACTTCGCTTTAGCTAGATCTAATGCACCACCAAGCACCGTTAGTTTTTGAGTTAGTGCAGAAGTATCTCCATTGAATTTGAACGCCTTATCAAGGTCTCTGCTGGCCCTTCCGGCGCTTGCAATATCTTTATTAACCTGACTGATCGATTTAGTCACAGATGACGCGTCAGCTCCGATTTTAATGAGGTATGAACTAGTTGCCATATCTTAACCTCCAATTATTATTTCTAAAATGAAAATGATTACATTTGCAAAGAATATCGTCACTAACCCGACTATCGATGCAAACATCATTAACGCTATTAGCGCGATTGCTTTTTGCATAATTCTCTCCTAAATAAAAAAGACTAGGGTTTATCCTAGTCTAATTATACATTTATTGAATTGCGATGTTTTAAATCGAATCCGGTTCGTCATTGACGTCTTTGGCAAGCGATTCGTTAGATCCAGTTTGCGCTACTGTCACGGGGTTCGGTTCTCCGACGACGGAACCCCTTAAACTAAAGACGAAAACAAGTCCGGTGTCAAAATAGTTGAATCGTACGTATCGAATACAGCCGCGTTCGTATCATCACGCTCAACTTCGAAGATTGTGATGTGCTTACCACCCATGTCAATTCCGGTTGGTGTCATTGTACGAGAAAGCGTTACGGCGCTATCCGTTGCTCCGTCGTCATCGTGAGGGGTAGAAGTTACGCCATAGAATACTTGCGCGCGCATAGTGCGTGTTCCGTCCTTCTTGCGAATCTTGAACACGCGTTGAATAGCGAACTCTTCTGGCGCCAAGTCTGTGTAAATCACACCGGCAGAACCGCCACCGGCATTCTTCTCCCAACCTTCCATCAAGTATTCCAACTCATTCAATTGGTAGTTAGTAACAGTCAACTCCCAAGTCGTGTCGTTGTAGTATGTCATGTGAGTTTGAGCGTCAGCAATCAACGTTTCTGAATCTCGTGACGGCGTTGGCGTGAAACCAGTTACACCGGTTGAGCTATGAAAGTTCTTTACAGTGGGAACTCCTTCAGCTGATACTTCGATAGTCCCGTAACCAACGTGTTCAGACGCTTGTCGAATACTACGCACGTCATATGGTTGGTGAAACTTCATCATCTTATTGTAAAGTCGCATTATATTTCCTCCGTTATTAAATTACCTTAATTATATCAGAACTTACCTAGGAATGAATTTCCGGTATTTTTCTTCCAGCGATCAAGCCAACCGCGACGCACACCATATTTGTTTGTAGAATACGCCTTAACAGCGCTTTTACCGCTGTCGAATGAAATAGTCGAGTTGGACTTGTTCGACTTGTAAACGTGCACCGATTGGCTTAGAGAACCGGTTTTTTTTGGAGCTGAACTAGAAAATGTAGAAATTGCGTTATTTGCATCCGACTTGGCTTGCTTACCGACTTTGTCACGAACGTCAAGAATAGCAAATACCGCATTCTTACGTGTAAGCTCGCCAAGTTCTGAAACCTTAATTACCCTTGCCATAGGCTACACCAAAATATCCATGTCTTTTCGCATCTGAACAGAATTCTTGTAATTCTCGTCTATATCTTGCTCCATCTCTTGCTGATATCCATCAAAAACCAAATCCATTAGTTGATCATCGGAACCGTTAAATACATAAGCGCGCAACGTAACTCGCAACATATTCCCCCAACCGTCGTTAACGCGGCGTTCTGACGTCGTCGTCCAAACGACAGCTGTTTCTTCGATGTCAATTCCGGCATCGTTTGACTTGCCGGCTTCAAATACGTTCTCTACGCCAAAAATAGCGCCAAGACGGTCAATTTCTTCTTGTAACATTGGGCTCATCGTGTATTCGCTCCTTCCCCTTCGAGCGTCAATTTGTTTTGCGACGTTTGCTCGAACGATGTAATGCGGTACGTCTTACCGTCTACCGTGACGTGCGTGAACTTGTCGTCGAAGTCTTGCTTCGTTCCAGAAATAGATAGCTTAATGTCTAATTCATAATTCATGTTCACATGATACCAATTTCGCGTAGCGGTCTTAATTTTTTCGTTAAAACCGATAACAGTTCGTGTAGGAAGCGCTTTATCACGCAAATTCTTAAATATAATCTTAACTGGTTTTCTCATACGCTACACCAATGACCCAAAGCGTACGCCTTGTTCAATTTCTTGCTGGCGTTGGCGATAAACAGTTTCAACGCTTTTCGACATATCATCGGCATACATAGCGAGCAAAACAGCATTTTCGGCATATTCTTGCTTGTTATAGCTTGTATCTGGCAATTCGTCCCCAAACGCCTTTAATTTGTTCAAAGCTTGTCGTTCGTGAATTGCGATTGTAGGTTCCCAAAGTTCGTATGTTTCATCGTCAACTTGAAGCATATCTTTGTAATCGTAGATCATATATAACCCCTTTCTAAAATAAAAAAGCCACAGCCGAAGCTATGACTTAATTATAAACTATTCAGCTGCAACCTTACCGTATGCTGCGCCGTGGTACTTACGCAACTTACCGGCAACATATGAACGAGATTCAATGTATTGTGCATTCTCCGTGATTACGAAGTCTGACAACGTTTCGATACCAGAACCAGTCATACCCAAGAAGTACGCTGGCAACGCTTGAGAAGTGTTCAACAATACAAACGCGGCCGTCTCTGGAACTAAATCAGTCACTTCGATGTTCGTTGCGCCCAAATTGTATTGTCCCAACAAGAATGCCGTTGCGACTTGGTCTCCAGCTTGAGCCAACTTCTCGTATGCTGCAGGAGATACCCACAACGTCTTATCAGCACCCTTAACTTGTGCAGCTGCAGAGATGATAGCACCGCGCAATTCTTCGCCATTATAATTAGCCGTCAAATCCTTTTCAACAGCCAAAGAATCACCAATGATTGGCGCAATGGCAGTAAATGCCGTTCCGTCTTCGTTAGTGACTCCACCAGCCAAGACAGCTTGCCCAATGCGCTCTGCGACGTATGCTGGCAATTCTGACAACACCCATTCAACCAATGCTCCGCCCTTAAGGAACGTGTTGTGGTCAAGGCGTTGCAACTTGTAAATAGCCTTAGGGATGATGTCATGTTCAACCAAAGTTGTTTGTTGAACCGTCTTAGTAGCCAAAGACTTGTGCCCCTTAGCGCCAACAGCATTGGGAGCTGATTCGATACCCAAGGCACCACCTTCGATGTTGAATACAATCTTCATGTGGCGCAAAACTTGGTCTTCGTCCAAAGCCAATTGGATAGCGTCAATAATCTTCTTTGGCGTGAAGTCGTCTTCGTTGACATCGAACTTCTCAACGTCCGCAATGTCTAAAGAGGCGATTGCGTTGCCCAACTCAACATTCATCTTTTGGCGATTTCCGTTTGACTTGATAGCCGCTTCGACATACATCCGCGCAGCTTGATCAGTAGCGCGGAATTGTTCAAACGTCATACCTGACTTGTAATTCTTGATTCCCATGTGATTAGTCCTCCAATGACTTGATTTGCTTATTAAACTTCATGCGATCTAGCAATGGCATATCTGCCACCGACATCATTTCCTTAAGGATAGACATTGCCTCGTCCTTCTTTTGGTCGTCAGCAGGTTGCTTGTCTGCATCGCCATCAGTTGGCGTAACCAACTCGATGACATTATCAATCTTGCTGTCTAGTGCTGAAATTGCATCTAGGATTGTTTGCAATTGGTCGTCTTGCATTGCGTATTGCTCCTTTTCTTTTTCTAATGAGAAATGCGCGGTTGCGTTAGCGTCTGCCGGAATCGCCGTGAGTGATAGCTCTAGCATTTCAACGTCTTCTAACGCTCCGTCTTCACTAATTTTACCATACATAAACCCAATTGATACTGACATTACGCCGGATTCGATTGCGTTAACAATCAGATCGTAATGCGGTGCCGTTTTGAATAGCACCGCATCATAATGTAAGCCGTCTTCTCCGATTGAGAAATTAGCATATCCAACCGGCATTGTGTCCCACTCATGGTTTTCCAAAAGCGGCACGCGTTGTCCGGCGATGTGTTCGTTTTCGCTTTCGGCAAGATACGTTCCGTTACGTGTCATTTGGTTTGAATTTGCGACGCCAGAGAAACGAGTATTCTCATCTTCTGCTGAAAAAGTCGCAACACTAATATTATTAATTAGCCCCTTCATCATTCGTTCCCCCTACACCATTATTGATGACGTCGTTCATTTCTTCATTGTTCAGAATTACATAGTTCTTCGTAGCAAAGATAGAGCGACCGATACCATCTGGCAAATTCTTCATACCAATCTTGCGACGTCCCTCATCAGGCATAAGCATAGTTGAGCGTAGCATCTTGTCCGTGAAATTAGTGTAATCAGCCAAAGTAGCAAATTGCAACAAATCCATAATGACCTCGATGCGCGCACCCGCTTTCCACGCTTGTTCAGTCAAAACAATCTGATTCAAAAAATCTTCAAGCGCTGAACTGATTGGCTGAATATGAGTGGCGTAGAATGCGCGGTAATCAACTTCGTTATACTTTCCAGTCAATACATCAGGGTTGATGTTCAATTGCTCGTAGATCATCTGCTTAATATCACCAAGAACTGCGCTATCTGGCTTCACACTGTCTGCGTGGTCTGTACTAGCTTCGTTTGTCAACGTAACGAAACCGCCGTACTTCTGCATTTGCTCGCGCATTAGTTGCAATCGTTCGGCCATTTTTTGTGCGACGTCTTCTCCCTCTGTCTGCGCATTCAACTTAGTGTTGATTTCAATTGCGGTTGTTGGTGTCGTTGATGACAACTTAGAAAGCGTCTTATCGTATTGGTCTAGCAAAGTTGTTGGCACTTTCATCTTAAGATATTGCGCCTCGAACTCTCTAAACCCGGCTTTTTCAGTTCGGCTAAACTCGATTGATGTCACCATCTTCTGCGTTTGCTTTACCTTAAACCACACGGAACCACGGGTTAATAATGATTTTGCAAATTCGTACAGCCATTCATTAGAAGTCTGGTTTTCGTTTGGTTTAACACTCAACATGTAATCCATCGATAATTCGTTAGGTACGTCTGTCAACGAGAAGATTACTTTCGTGAACTCACGCGCGATAAACTCATTAGCGTTTCGAAATGCGTTAACGGAGCTGATTGTATCTTCGACGTTATAGTACAACAAATCGATACCGCCATTTTTGCCTTTAATGACAACGTCCGGTTCGTGATTTTTTCCGAAAAACTTATCAAAAATACCCACATGTTTCTCCTTTCTTTGCTTGATAGCTTAATTATACACTACCAGCCTTGCCACTCCTTATCATCTTCGTTGACGATAAGCCAATATGCATTAAGCAGCGCCCAAGTCGGATCAATTTTATCGACTGCCTTAGCTTTATTCCAATATACATTACCAGCACCATCAATCTTCACTCGGATATTGCCAAGCGCCCAAGCCATCAATTCCTCGTTGATTGATGCATTACCAGCGTCTACCAATGCTTTGATGTTTTTGGCCGGCTCTGACGTCTGCATCACGTTAGCGCGTACTGTATGCATCATCTCGTCGCCAAATTCACGCTTTATGTTATTACGCAACTGTCTGCTGTAATAGGCGTCAGAAGCGAACCCTGCAGGGACTAAGTTATTGCTGTAAATATATTCAACCATATAGTCAAACACGAAATCTTGGTCGATTGTTGGTGTATCAACGATTGTCAGCTCGTTATTCTCCGCGAAACGTGTGTAAATAGCTTTCTTGTCACGCGGTGCATTATCAAACGTGTCTTTAGGGATGAAGCTGTGTGTCTTAACTGTAAACCCAATACCGGACTTTTGGACAAACGCCAGCGAAGACAAATCGTTAACTGACGCCATATCGAAACCAACATAGACTTCGTTATCATCTGGTTCTAGCGTTAGATTATATGCTTTTTTTATGTTGTCAGCCGTGAAGTATGCATTGTACTCCTGTTGCGGAAGATTGAAAGACTTCGCCAAAATTTCAGCCTGTGCAGCCGGATTTCCTTTTGCACTCATCAATTGCTGATATAAGATTGACGGGTCTGAAATATCTTTGATGAAAGGCGCCGCCTTTTCGTACATGTCGACATCATGCACTTCTTCAATGTCATCTAGTTTGTATATTAGTGGGAACGAAGTCCAGTCTTCTTGTTCGCCGTGCAGAATGCGCTCGAATCTGTCGTAATATACATCGAAGACATTATCGCGTGTTGTTCCGTTTGTAGAAATGTAGATTGACACAAAACCGGTTGAGTTAACGCGCTTGGGAAGTGATGATTTACGAACGTTTTGAATGGCGTCGATACGGTATGCGTGAAATTCATCAAAAATAGCCGCGCGTAGATTTGTTCCATCTACGCTGTCATTATCCATCGAACGAATTGCTAACTTTGATGTCGTTGGCTCGTATAGTATTTCGTTACGGTTAGTCCTTAGCATCTTAGCTTTACGTAGTTTATCAAGCTTGCTGTGCTCGTCCTTAATCATTGCAGAAGACGCTGTGAACAATTCATGGGCCTGCTCTTTGGTATTTGCAAACACCATAATGTCATTTCCTTTGGCAGAACCCACAATCATAAGCGCCAAAGAAAGCGCAGCAAGTAGCGTCGTCTTGCCCGATCCGGCTCCGATCAGTATCGGAAGTTCGTTGATAACCGGAACGCCTTTTTTATTCTCATACCCAAATAGCGATACCCAAAATTTCTGTTCTGTCAAAAGCTTGAAATTTGTGCCATCTCCACCTTTTTGCAAGTATATGAAGTTCTCGATAAAGTTGATTAGTTTATCAACATATGTTTGATTGAACGAAAAATTATCTTCATAGTACGGAACCCGCTTCATCGCCAGCGCTATTTCTTTTGAATGTGGTTTGTTTTTAAGTAGTTGTTCATATTCTTTGTAGTATTTATTCATGGCATACCCCCCTCATTTAATTATACGAAAAAAGCGCCAACTCTGGCGCTTTTTTTATGCATCAATTATCCCATATTTAGAATATTTTTTATAGGTATCAGTGTGCTGTGATAAATCAAAACTAATCCCTTCTACGGATACGTTTTTTGTACTTCTATCATTCACACCGCGTTTTGATTTGGAAGCCTTACTTAATGTTCCGACAAAGTTTTTTTTCTAAAATGCGCTGTGCGTACTCTATTTTAGTTTTTAACATCAACGTGTATCCGTGTGCGTTAAATAAATCGTTAAGCTCACTTAGCGTTGCTATGAAGTGTCCGTGTGCGGTACTTTCGTATCTGGAAACTCTTATATAAGTAGTTTTTTTAGTGACCTGATTTAACAACCAAATAGAAGCGACATTGTGACCGGACTTTTTTTCGAACACTTGAAACCCATAGCCAGCGTTATTGTATTTACTCATTTTTAAATCATGCCTGTTATTAATAGTTTGTTTTGTAAATCTATTGTCGCGAAATAAAATGTAATGTTCCGTTTCGATTTTTCCTGTTTTTCGGAAATTAAATTGATCTGATGGTTCGTGTTTTTCAATCATAGTTACACGGGCTTTCCGTCTTTTCACCCTTGGCGGTTGTTGGTTAGTTAAACATTTCCACTTCTTCAATCTTGTTTAAAACTGCGTTTCGGAAGTACAGCACCGTAACGCTTTCGTTAATCGCTTGGTGGTCTACCATCTCGAAACCGCTAATTCGGTATGAGTTAATTAGGTTTGCCAATGTGTAGTTGTATTCAAATCCATTTTGCAGTACAAATCGTGTCATGAGTATGTCCTCTTTTCTTATGTGTTCGTTACTACATTTATTATATTAACAGTAGTTAGTTTATAATGCAAGCGTTTTGCTCAAAATAAAAAGCCGGCACATATCTAACCGGCTTGATAATTATGATTTGAGAAAGATTTCCCTTTTTATTTTTAGATATGTATGCCGGATAAACCGGCTTATATTATAGATATTTCTTTAACGGTTCTAGCAAATTCAAAACGTCTTCACCTGAATAGATTAGAGCTTCGTCAACGCTATCGATTACCGACTGAATATCTGACTTGAAATCGTTTGATTTAGCTGTGTGGATTTGCTCTACACGGCTTTCTTGTTCGATACGGTACTTCTCTTCCAATACAAGCGCTACCACGCGCTTTTCTAGCTTGTTAGAAGGGTTTCCTTTAGCTGTCCAGTATTCTTCGTTAGATAGCTCGCTGGGCGCGTTGAAAGTAGGCTGTTCATAGTTGTTAGAGATTTCATCAATAAGAGCTTGCGCCTTTTCCAAACGCTCGCCCTTGACTTCTGCTAAGTAAGGCTTAATCTCGCCATCAAATTCAGCAACGACATCATTCGCAAGTTCTTCAATGCTGTCAATCTCTGGATAATTAGTCGATAGAAACTCTTTGAATTGTTTAATCGCTTCTTTTCGCGCGTCCTTGGCTTGCTTTGCGAACTTTTGCGCAGTGCTACGCTTTTTCTTGGCGATTTGAAGCTCCGCGTTACTTGATACATCGAACGCTTGCATGTCGTTCAAGTATGCAATTACATCGTTAGATCCGATAATCGCGTTATCGCTATACGTTAGTTGTGGTAGTGCTTCCTGCATCTTCAATATCTCCTGTAACTTCTTCTGGCGTGATATCACGCGGTTCTTCGTCAACTTGTACGGCTTCTTGTACCTTGCTGTTCATCGCTACCTTAGGAACAAACTTAAGCAGCGACTTGATGACTGTTTTCTTTGCCATTGCGTCGAAATTAGTCGTCCAAGGCCCATTTTCTGGTTTACCGTATTTATTTGTTGCGCCTTTTCCGTTGTAGGTTTGACTATGCTCGATTGCGAACTTTTCCATTCGTTCGACAGACCAGTATTCTTCGAATTGCTCACCAGTTGCGACTTCTGTATACATCGCCAAGTAACCGACTACTTTAGCGTTTTCGTCGCTGTATGGATCATACCCACTTTCGTACGTCAACTTTCCTGTAATTCTATCGAATTTTGGGTTATCGCCTTCGTAAATCTCGACCGCACGGATATTCTTAATCTCGCCAGTATTCAACGCAAGGCGCATCAAACCTTTATATCCAATTTGTGTCTGTAGTTGAACGTCTCCGTCAACCCAACGACCATTTTCATCCTTACGCTTCTTAGCATATGGGATAAGGTACGCTTCTTCAATTCCAGGAACTAGTGACAAACCGAGTGCCGCTACTTTCATCGCTTCGTTCATGATTTGGGCTGTGCCAACTTTGGCAACCAACTCATTGTTATTGATTAGTGTTTGAACTCCAACCAAGAACTCCGGCGCCTTATCACCGATGATTTCCTTAAATTTGTTTTGTATAGCAGGCGCGCTAAATTGCTTAGATACTTGCTGTGGCGTCATTATCAATCTCCTTTAATCTGTGTTCGATCATGTTTTTCAAGTCGATTAGTTCACCAAAATCTGCTTCCTTGTATATGAAAGCTTTCGCGTGCGACTTGATTACACCATGATATTGCTTTTCTCGAAATTCTTTGTCTTTGGCGCGACGTTCTCGCATATATTCGCGCATGTATTCGTTTTTATTCATTAACTATCACTTTCCATAAACTCATCAACAATCTTCTTAACCATTACTTCTCCTCCACTTCAACTAACGATACAAACCAAGCGATACCAATTAGTGTCATGCCGATTAACTTTGAAACGACGAACATCGTTAAATTATGCGCGTCAGCACCAACTAGAAAGATGCCTGCAGCTGCAAGTAACGTGACTAGAAACCACTTGATTAAATTAAACATGTAAACCTCCATATGTCATTGTAACGATAATCATAATAACGATTAGAAATACAACAATTATTTCTAGCGCAATATTTACGCCGCTTTTGATATTATTGTTTTTTCGCATCTCGTCAATCTGCTTTTGCAAGTGCTTATGAACCGAATTATCAACTACGGTATGTGTTTGAAATTGTTCATTTACACTTGCAATTTGGCTATCTAATAAACTAACACCTAACACGTTGTTATGTTGTTCGATTTCTGAATCGACTCCGTTAAAGCCAGAATCATCGTGCTTGTTATTTAAAATATACTTGCGAACCTTGCGTGAAACGGCTTCGCTTGTTTGGTAGTTATCATTTCGCAAAATGCGACCTAATGTGTTGCGTCCGATTCCAATAAATTGCGCCATGTCGTCAATTGAAAGCGCCTTGCGCTTCTTGATTTCCAAAAGTTCGTTCTTAATGCTTTCCATTTTTATTTCTCCTATTGGTTTGTTCCTTGCTACAATTTATATAATACACTAATTACAGTTAAAGTCAACTAAAAACCCAGACTTTTTTGCCTGGGTTTAAAACTAGTTAGCGAACGCCGCCTTTAACCATACTGATTCACCGTTCATTTCTACTTCGATCGATGATCCAACGCGTTGCAATACCTTATACTTTCCATTCAATGTGAAGTATTCCGGAACTCCGTTGTTACCAAGGCCGTTTTGGTCCGCCAATGGGTTACCATGACGGTCGGTCAACGTTACTGATACAGCCGGCATATCGTTGTGATAATCTGCTACTGGAATAGCCATATCATTGTTTCGAACGTACACACCACCCAGCTCATATTGCCAGCTATCTAGATAGAATACACCGTTAAACTCTGCCGAGTCATCTTGCGTGTTAGCGTCCAAGATTTCGACGTTCTTCTTGTTTACCCATGAGTAAATATCATCAAGTAACACACGGTCGCCATCGACTTCTAGCACCTTGTGCGGCACACCCTTAACGAAGTCCGGGATAGCTTCACCAGTCGCGTAATGAGTAGCGCTGAAGTTCACCTTAACAGTCATTCCCGCTGAAATATCTGACTTTGGAGTGTTATCCGCTTCCTTACCGGCATTCACAGCTGGCGTGTCCGTGTTTGGCTTGTTAGGGTTACCGTTCTTGTATCCGTTATCTGTGATACCAGTCAAATCAACGTTGCCGTCCAACCCACCGGCAACATAAGTCGATGTGAATTGGAAAAGCCCGACGTTATCGAATGATGGGAAATAGTTGTAATTAGGTTCCGGCGTCACTTCATAGTTTGGATATTCAGCAAGCCAAAGCTCGTATGAATTAGCGATACGTTGCAAGTCAGTTGAATCTTGCAAGTAGTTCTTGTAACCATAGACCATAGGCGTATATCCAGCGTCCTTAATACGTTGCAAGGCATGCATAATTACATCGGTATTCTGTCCGCCACTCTCAACGTCAAGAGCGACAATCGACCCCTTTGGCGTTTGAATTTTAGGCAAGAAGTAATCAAGCACCGCATTAGCTGTGCCATAGTCTGTAATATCCTGCCACCACACATACGTGTGTGCACGCTTTCCCTGGGCGATTGCATATTGCACTTGCGTAGCATAAGTGGATTGATCATAGATATACCCGTGATACCCACCAATTTGAGCAATGGCAAACTTATCGTGACCGTATCCAAACTTACCTTGTGAGCCTTGATAAATTGACCAGTCGACACCATGATCGCCTTTGGCAGCATGTACTGATGGTACTGATCCCATAATTGAAAGTGCTCCAGCCGTAACCAAAGCGCTTTTCAGCAATTTATTCATATTAAACCTCCGTTGTTGTCGTTACCTGAGTGGGAGCTGAACTTACTGGTAGTCCTTCAGGAACTTCAATGATTGGGTCTGGCACATAGATTTCTACGTCAGCTACCATCTTCTTAATCTTAGCCAAGCCAATACGTTCCCAGTCCTTCGTGTTGTCAGACAACTTTATTCCATCTGATTGCCCTAACGTCATCTGTCCGCCTAAGTATTGGGTAGAGTCTTCCAAGTTACGGATTGAATAAGGCAAGATTACCTGCGATAGTTCAATTCCCGTTGGCCCATTTTCTGGTTGAATTTGTGGTGCGTTAAAACTTACTGACACTGTCATTATTTTTGTCCTTTCATGACGCCTGTTAAATGTTTGCAGATACCCACGTTTTTCCATCGGTTGTCTTCTGGAATCCGCTTTGAGTAACTCTTAGCCCATAATTGCCTGCCAATATGGTGGTTGATGCAAGAGTTGTGTTGCCTGTGAACGTCTTGTCACCCGCAAGAACTTCGTTTCCAGCCTTGTGTACTAGTTGTGCGTCGTTGCTTGGAACATCTTCTGGAGCTGGCGTCCAGTCAGTAGGTATATTGCCTCGCTCAACTTTAAGGCGGGAGTAATACGTATTTGCCATCATGTTGTCCGTCCGGATAACCACTCGTGTGCTTACAGTATTATCATCCATGCTTATAGAACACTGACTTAAACCATTAGCATTATAGCTAATTTTTTCTCCAGCAGTTGATGTTAAGATGTTCCCATTTTTGTCAAGATTTTCTAGCACAATATATGATGTCCCTCGGATTAAATCATTTGCGTGGTCAGCGTTGTTAATCATCACAGACGCATATAAATATTTACCAAGACTTTTATCATACTTAATGTTAGCAACTTCCATATTCCAAGTCTTGGCTTGGACTACATTATCGCTAGTTCCTAATACTAGGTTCCTTCCACCCACAGCAATCTGGGATAGGTCCACATCGGATGAAATCCACTTTACTATCGCACCACCTGAGATAATACCTGTATACACAGTGCGCCTTGAATTTAATCCTGTTACACGAATAGTCCCTGCGTCGCTCCACATAGAGGGTTGAATCTCTATAGTAACATTGGTGTCAATTGTGCCATAGGGACCGTTCTGTATGTTATCAGCAGCCGTAGCAGTCCATACACCTGCATAATCTTTCACTGACTTAGCTACAACAGCTAAGTCAGTGAAAGTCGATTTACGTGGTGCTAATGAATACGCAGTAGTCCCAGTAGGACCCTGTGGTCCAACTGGTCCTTGAGGCCCCATAGGTCCTTGTTGACCCTGCGGTCCTTGAATACCTCGGTCTCCCTTATCGCCTTTGTCACCCTTTGGGCCTTGAGCTCCTGTGTCTCCCTTAGGTCCCTTAGCTTCACCAGATGCAATGTAATCAGCAATCTTCTCATCAACTGAAGCCAAAACAGTATCAAAGGTTATTTGTGGGACTAACTTCCCTTGTGTGCCATGAAGGTTCTTACCAACCCTAAAGTCGATTGTGCCCTGTGATGGATATACCTCAACATCACCATCTGAATTGGTAACAGATACTTCCATGTGATACGTGTCAGGTGTCAATTGCTTTAGTAGTTCATTAGAGAAGTCCAACGACACCACACTTCCATCAACCGCAGCTGGTAAATCGAATAGATAGCCAGAATCATTAGCAATCGTGAACGACGCAGTCTTACTAGCGACATCTTGTGCCTGGCCTTCATTAAAAAGCCGGAAATCAAAGACTGTTGATGTATCGGCAACCTTATTTACTGTGTCACCCAAAATCTTTACTATTTTCATTTAACAGTTCCCTTCTTCATTATTTGAAAGCCTCCATGATTTCACGTGAAAGTTCTTCTCGACTATCTCCGCCGATATTAGCTTCAATTTGCTCCATTCGCTTAACCGTGATTGGGTCTAGTTGATCTGGATAGCGCTTCTCGAACAAAGCAAGTGCCGCCTTAAAGTCGAATGGCTTCTCAATGATTTCTTCTTGATACGGAACCATTTCGCCAGCTTCATTCACACGTGATGTCTTCTTGATTGAAACAACGTGTAATTCAGTTACGAAGCGAATGAACTCCTTTAGAACTGGGTCTGAAACCTGCTTCTTAGCTCGTCCCATGCGATAAACCTCCTTTTTTGTGCATTTTTTAGCCTAAATGTATTTTAACATACAAAAAAACAAGCAACTTAATGCTTGTTTGCTCGTCTTTGATTAGCGATGTGAGCTTTTGCTAGTCTTAAACCGGTTAAGCTGTCCATACTTAGCGCTTCTGTGAATGAAACGCCGATTGATAGTAGTGTATCAATCAGTTCATAGACGCGATAACCGAGTTCGATGTCTTTTTCTTCAACATAATCTGACGGTAGTTCTTCTTCTTCTGAATCTCTGCGTTTATCCACGTTGCTTTCGAAACATGGCACGCAAGATTTCTCCCAGCGTAACTTCTTCTTGATCTTCGAACTTATCTACGAACTTAGCACGCGTCTTTTCGTTTTGCACAATCTTGGCACCGTCAGTTTCGTAGTACATCCAAGATAGCAACTCAACGATATTCTCGTGCCATTGCAGAGCGCCCATTCGTTCGTTGGCTTCAGTGGCTAAGTCGGCATCCTTTTCGTTTTCGGAATCAACTAGCGTCTGCCAGATGAAACCGATTTGTTCAGAAAAATCTTCTCCTGTTGCGTCGCGGTATTCCTTTTCAACCAGAAGCGTTCGGTTGAACTTCCAATCGGTATCTACCGTTTCAACTTCCATCGTATCCTTGTTAAGCTTCTTCTCTGTCAATTTAAAGCGCATGTGTGTTTGTTTCTCCATTTCTTTTAGTAAATATATAGACTTCTTATAAAACGCCTTAGAAACGCTTTTAAAGCCGTTTAATGACGTTTGATATTTTGCGATAAATTTTAATGACTTTCATTTACTTTTGAAAAAATCAAAAAAACGTGTAAATAAC